AGCCGACAGCCAGGCCCAGCCCGATCAGCTTCAGCTCCTCGAGATTTCGGTTGAACTGCTCGTACCGGCCCGGGTCGATCGCCAGGCCCAGCCGCTCCACTTTCTCGGCGACTGCATCGATCCCGCCCTCCTGGGCAAGCGTGTCGAAGAAGTCGACCAGTTCGGCGCCGCTCCGGCCGAAGACTTCGGTCAGGAAATTGACCCGCTCTTGCTGCGTGGCAAAGGAGTTGTACTTTTCGGAAATCTCCCCCATCAGCATGCCCTGGTCCTTGAGAACGCCGTTCGCGTCCTTGACATTGATCCCCCAATCCCTCAGCGCCTTCCCGGTGGTGTCCAGCCGGCCGTGCGCATCCACCAGGCCTTTTCCCAGAATTGTCAGGCCCTTCGTGAGGGTCCCGGTATCGGTACCGGATTTCCTGAGCACAAAGTTGAACGCCGCGGCCTGCTTCGCAGTCCCGCCGATCACGTCCTGGATTCCATCCAGCTCCAGCGCCCATTTCTCGGTGGCTTTGAAGGCTGCGACTGCGCCGGCCGTGAAGCCGGCCACCAGACCAGCAATGCCGGCGATCGATGCCCGGAATGTATTATCCAACGCTTGAACGGGGATCTGTAAACTCTCAAGTAACACGCTTGGCCTCTTTTACTGTAGCACGGTACCGGGCAGTGAACTCTCGGAACTCTGCGTGCTGTTGCTCCAGGCTTTTGGACTGCGCAACCATTGGCGGGTGGCCGAGGTGATTTGGCATAAACACACGTTCCGAGACCGCGCGGGCCAGAGTTTTGCCACTCATATTGGCGATCACCGCGGCGAGCATCGCGAAGCGTTCATCTTCCCGGTCCTGGCTAAAAGGGTAGATCTCAAAGTACACTTCCCAGTCCATGAGCTCGCTGGCCGGCAGCTCAAGGACCTCCTCTACGGACTTGTGGAGCTCCTGGGCGAGTCGGTAGTGGAAGAATCGAGGGCTTTTTTTAGGTTACTGGCCACCTCGTGCACTCCGGAAAGCTCCAGGGCTTTGTCGGCCACTGTGCGCAGTTTTTCAAAGGGAAGATCAGAGAGAGTTTCCACATCCGCCTCGGTGAAGAGCAGATTCCCGTCTCCATCACTGACCGACATGGAGACCAGCAATGCGGCGAGGCGCATCGCCCTCTCCATGTTGACGTCCGAGCCATTGGCCTTCATCGCATCGATCTGCTCGTTGAATCTGACCATTTGGCGCCCGGTCAGCTCGCGCACATAGACGGCACCCAGACCGTCTATTTCCACAGTTTCCCTTTTCAGGTTTTTGGCGCTATTCAGGAACGCCTCGCGCGTGGCAATCTGTCTAGGTCTCTTCGCCATGCCAGCTCCCATTACGGTGTGATGATCAGGGAACCGGTGGGGGCAATGACGACGGTTAGCTTGCTGACATCCGGGCTGTTCGCGTCGGCTGCCTCTTTTTTGGCGGAGAGGTAATACCCGTCAAACGTCATCGATTCAACGCCGTCCGAGATCACCACGGAACTGATGGTCTTGGACGCCATCTCATTTCGGATCGTCGCCAACACCCCATCCACGACAATCACAGACAGGGTGATATCGCCCAGGGTGATCAAGCCATTGGGGATGCTTTCGGCGTAACCGCCCGAGCCGTGATTGGTGGTGTTGGCTTTGCCCGTCGCAATCTCCGGGAAGTCGATCACCATGCAGGCGCCAACCGCCACACCACCCTTGGTGAGTGTAGAGCCATAATTGGTATAGGCTTCAGTTGCCATCTTCAAACTCCTTCAGTGTGCCAGATGAAAAATTCCAGCAATTTGCGATAGAGGCCCGGTTCCGGGTCGGTTGTGTCAAATTCATTCTCGCGGGTGGCCAGCTTGAAATTCGTTTGATTGAAATTCAACGCTGCCTTTACGTTCTGCGTAATCGTCACGCATTGATCGTAGCTCTTCGACCACACTGACACCTGGAGGCGGACACGATCCATCACGCTCTCGCCATGCGCCCGGATTGGCAGGGTCGAAATGAACTGATAAACGATGAAGGGATACGGGGTATCCTCCGGCGCCCTCAGCGGGTACACTTTTGCGCCCCGACCCTGCAGTACAGTTACCACGGTTTCCTCAATCGTCATGAAACACGAATCCCAGGAAATTGACGGGAACTCGCCGGCGGTCTGACCCACCTGCTGGAACCACGACCGAGGGCAATCCGCATTTCACCGATCATCGCCTCAGCCACTGCATTCAGGATCTCACGGTTGTGTTGGTCAATGGCTGTACGCAGGAAGGGCTGGGCTGCCATGTAGCGAGTGCCGAATTCCACGAAGCCGCTATACGGCGCGCGGGATTCGACATTGGACGTTTTGCTGTAATGCCTGGCAATGATGTGATCTCGCAGGTATCCCGTCTTCACGGGTGCATTCCGTCGAGCAATCTCTGCGATCTTTTCAGCCGCGGCCACGGGAACGATCCACGGTACATTCTCGAGCGCTTTCAACTGTGCAATCAGTTTTGCATTCGGGCTTGCCATCCGTCAGGCTCCTTCCGGCAGCGCTGAGATCTTCAGTGCTGCGCGGCGCACGGTCAGGCCGTCGACCATGCCGTCCACCTGGTAGGCTTTTCCTCGGACTACCACATAATCGTGGACGTTGATCGTCTGGTCCAGCCGGACCCGCAAGACCGCATCGCCGCTCAATACGACGACCTGGCCGCCGCGCTCATCCTGAAACTCTACCTGCCGGACCTCGAGTCCACACGGCACATCCTCGATCACGGCCCAGGCATGCTGCTCCTGGCCAAAGCTGTCCTGGTAGGCGCCGCTGCTGGAATAGATCGTGCAGATCTCGAACAGGCTCTGCTCAGCAGACGCCTGGAGGTCGGCGAGCTCGCTCTCGGAGATCGGGAACATCTGGATCAGAGCTGCAGCGCGGCATACTTGATGGCCACATTGGACGCTTCGAAGTAGATCCGGCTATCACTCTGCTCCCAGCCGGGCCGCCGGAAGCGGAAGGCGGCGATCTCGCCGGCTGCCAGCGAGTAGGTAGTAACATCACCGCTCCGGCCTTTGTCATCCGGAGCAGAGGTGAGGGTGAACGTGTAGGTGGTCGTGGCGTGCGTATTCCACACAAGCAACAGATCATCTCCGCTGGGAACGATCTGTTCCTTGTTCACGGTATCGGCGGCAGTAAAGGTGAGATCCAGGGAGTCGGCCGCGACAGGCAAAGTCGGATACGGTCCCTTGGGGATGATTTTTGTGAGCGTTACTCGGGGCATGGGATACTCCTTCTATATTCCCGTTTCATCTTCGGGTCGGTAAGCGTAAGGATCATGTTTTTGGTCGATGGCTACCACCTGGGCCTGGTACGCCGGGTCATACGGCAGGGCGGCCTGCTGCGCGAGGACGAGCGACTCCTTGGCTTGCTTGAAAAGCTGGCTGCGGCTGTAGCTTCCGCCATCGGCCGAAAAATCGTAGAGTGCTGCGAAGTTATCGACCACATACCGCCAGGCCGCGACCCGGGCCAGCGCGCGCAGCTTGGTGATGTTGGCCAGCCCAGTGATCGTGCTAATATCGGTCGTGCCGCAGGCCAGCACCGCATCGTTGACGGCCTCGGAAAAGTCGCCGGCGTCGCTCGGGCCGGCCGTGAGCGCCAGAGCGCTGGCCACCTTGCCCAGCAAGGTCTGCATATACTGGCCGAGGGTCTTCTCGGTGTACGCAGCAGGGATGGCCATCACGACTTCTTGGTGCGGCCGCGCGCCGGCTGTTTTGCGGGCGGCTCAGGTTCATCTTCTTCAGCGGAGGGGGGCCGGTCGGGTTCGGCGGGCTCGTCAACCGGTGTAGCTGCTTCAGGCTTGACCGTTTCCATGGAAACGCCTTCTTTGATCGCGCCCGCCTGGATCCCGATGGCCAGCAGCGCATCGGCGACCGCCTCGAGCAGCATCAGGTCTCTGACCTGCGGATCCTTGATCCCGACCGGATGGAGCCCGGCGATCAGGACGGGGACCAGGCTGAAATGTTCAGCCAGGGCTTCCGACGCAAACACTACCTTCCCGACCGCCTCCGCCTTCCGCTTCGCAAGAATGGTTGGATGCATAGTTCCTCCACGCCGCCCTTGGGCGGCAGTCCCCTCTCCCTGGCCGGGAGAGGGGAGATCTTGAAAGAAAGTAATTCGGGGAGCTTACGCCATCGGGGATGTATATCCCGTCGGAATCGCGTACGAAGCATTGGAGACTCGGTAAATCACGGCGCCGACACGATTGAACGCGCCGAAGCCGGCACTGCGTAACCACTGGCTCTCATAGAACGGATGGTCATTCCGCTCGCCAACTTTCTTGAAACCGCGCAGGGTCTCCTCCGGCTCTTCGCGCATCTTGAGCGGACGCGCGCCGCCGGTAGTCATGGACACGAGGTAGTTATCAGGTAGCGATTTCCATTCGGCAATCCAAACCTTGTCTGTGTAGCCCAGAAGACTCCGGGGGCCACTCGGGAGCGGGATACCCAGAGTCCCGGAGAGCACACTGACTCCCGAGCCTTCCTGTACGTTCGGGTCCCGTTCGGGGTAGAACGTGGCCAGGCCCTCCACCGCACTCTTGACGTTGGAGGGAATGAAGGCAATAACCTCGCCCTCATTCTCCGGGTGCTCGGTGAGCTCGGTATAAATGGTGGGGAAGGGGTTCGAAGCGTCGGCGATCGCTGCCGCCTGCGCCAGGTAATGCGTGTCAGTCGCCCCCGTGTCCGCGCCGGCATGCACCAGGTATTTGACCGCGTCGCCGTTGGCCAGACCTTCGATCGTTAGGGCATCGTGCAGCGGATCGTTAAAAGTCCAGGCGACATTGGCGAAGAGCGCGGCGAGGATATGATCGCGCAGCCAGCGCACGTCAGCGCTCGTGAGGGTGGCCGTAATATCGTTGGCCTCCTGCACACTCATTTTCTCGCGCGCCTTGAAGGTTGCCCCCCAGGCTGTGCCGCCATCCTGGAGGGGATAGGCCACACCGTACTGCCCGGCCATCTTGATCGGGCGAGCCCGGCCCTGCTCATCCAGGGGCTGGAGGCGCGCCACGGTCGGTGAGTTGAATTTCTCTTTGAAATCGGTTGTGCGCTGGGCAAAGAGCTCCAGGATCGCGTCGATCTGCCGGTTGTGTTCAGCCACCGACTGGTTGATCGCGTCGTTGACCACCTGTACTCCGACCTCGGTCACGCGCCTGGCGGCCAGGTCTTTGAGCTGGATAAAACCGTAAAGCAATTGGTTAGCCATTCTATCCTCCTCGCTTTACAGGTCGACAAGCAGGAGCTTGTCGAAGGCGGTCCCGAGCGTGGTCGACGTGCCGGGGATGACCCGGCCCACCACGACTGACACGGTGCCCGCAGCATCGGCGAGCGCGCCATCGGTATCACTTAAATAGACAGGCGCGTCGTAGGCCAGACCGGACAGGTCATAGCCATCGACCACGCCTTTGCGAATCGCCGTGACCGGTTCGCCGGCCACGTTCGCTTTCCCACCAACGACAACCCCATAGATCCGAGCCTCGGCGGCTGTGGTTCCGTTGGCCTTGGTGTATTTGCCATTGGAGGTGTCGAGACGGACCGCCTGACCCGGGCTGCAGACCTCAGCGGTCGGCAGGGTCATCTGCGAGATGCTTTCGACCACCTCCAATTTATTTGCAGTAACCAACGCTAAGTTGGCCATTGTTTACCTCCTCCATGGCGCCAGCGCCATGATGTTAGAAACTTCGGGTGATGACGCTGGTGGAAGCTTTTTGCGCTTCCTTCTTGTCATCATCGGTGACCTTCTTCTCTTTTCCATCCGGCGTTTCGCTGTAGGTCGACGGCTTGGCGCCCAGCTCTTCCGCGTGCTCGGTGATGTACGCCATCGCCTCCACGGGATCCAACTTCTCGATCAATGGCAGCAGGTGCTTCGGCAGCTTCTCTTTGACCTTGTTCAACTGGTCCTCGAGTGCAGCCTTGTACTTTTTGGCCTCGGCCTGATACGACTCTAGCTCTGCCGATTGCTTCTCCAGTTCATCGATCCGCGCCTGGCGCTGCTCGGCGAGCTTCTGCCATTCCTGGTTTTTCGAGAGCGCTTCTTCCTCAGCCTTCTTGCGGACCTTTTCGGCCTCAGCCTCAGACTTTTTCCGTTCGCGCTCCAGGCGGTCCTTGACGATCTGGTCTAGCTCGGCCTGTGTGAATTTCTTCTCATCCCTGGCCTTTGCCTTGTCCTTATCGTCTCCAGCTTCTGAATCTTCAGCCGACTCGTCTTTCTTCTTGTCAGCCGGATCCCCGGCGCCGTCGTCCGTACCGGATCCACCACCAGTCTCTTTGTCAAAGTACAAACCACTGAACAGCCAATCGAAAAGCATTTCTTCCTCCGTGTTTTTTCCGCCTCACGTGTGGCGTAAAGGTGGGGATTACACTTGCACCTGCACGATTTGGAAAGCCAATCGAAGTGCAGGTGAACGAAAAACCGGCCACCAGCGCTTCCTTGCAGTTGCGCAGTGGCCGGTTGGGTCTTCCGGCAATCCCTCATGAATGCCCCAGCGGGCAATTGACTAACGCATTATAGCATCATTGGAAGATGCCATGCAATGTTTACTATGTTTCGTTTAGATCAGCAGCAGGATGCCGGCCAGTGCCAGGAAGATCCCCGTCAGCCAGCCAGGGACGGCAACACCAAATCGCTCAAGCGCCATGAGTAATAAAGCAATGGCAAGAAAAATTGTCGGGGCCATGGAGACTCCTTTCTTCAATTCACACAGGCCGCGCGCCAGATCACAATTCCGCGGCGCCGGATCTCTTCCACTTTGCGGGTCTGGAGATCGACCAATATGTAATCGTCGATCTTCATCTGGATGGGCGCAACGATCTCGACTTTGTGGCCGGCCACCAAATGGCCACAGGCTGCCGGCGTGCCTTTGGGGAGCTCAATCAGGATCTGGAATTCCATCAACAGGGAAGGGAAGCTGACAATCATTCTGCCTCGCTCTCCTCTATGTCGGGAGTTCCTGTCCGGTATTCGAACGTACAGTGACAGTTGGTCAGGCAAATGCTATCCCCGATCGCCGGCAGGGTGCCGATCGGCTGCCATCCCTCCGCAGCATAATCGAGGCAGTCCGGGCAATGATCTGCCTCGCCCAGCACTCTCCTCTCAAATTCCATGCCATTCATCGTCCGCTCATAGCGCCGGCGCATCTCCTCGAACGTGCCGCGCGCTGCATCTCCATACATATCAGCCCGGACGAGGGCGGTGCCATTGAGGAGTTGCTCTCCGCTGGCGATCTGGTCGGAGAAGTTGCGGAGAAAATCATACTGCGTGCGAATCAACCGCCCGGCTGCACCCCAGTCGCTCTGGCTCATCTGAGCCCAACCTCCGCGCGCGCTGGCCGCCGAGGCCGTGTGGGCGAGCTTGACCTGCTCCAGCATGCCCGATTGCCATTCGGCCAGGGAGATCTGGCCGTCGACCAGGCTCTTCGTCAACACATTGATCCGGATTGCCGACGCGTCGATCACCGACTCGAGCGCGTCGCGCACATCGGCGAAACGCACAAATTGACCGGTGCGCAAATCAATGTACCGGCCTGTGGCCTCATTCCACCCATAGCGGGATGTTAGAACATTTGTTTGGATAGGGAAGGTCACTGCTCTTCTTCCTCTTCAATCGTCTGGGCATCGAGGAGGCTTACAAACTTCGGCGGTGCGTTGTTCCGCCAAAAGGCCTTGGCTTTTTCGATATCCTCGGGGGTCACCTGGGCGAGTTGGTCGAGCTGCTCGTCCGTCAGCTGTAGGGGCCGGCCGAGGGGCACACGGTTCTTTGCAGGGTCTGGCATTCCTACTCCTTCACGATTGCTCGCAATACCGGTAACATTATTGCTTCACCGCCGGCACGCGGTCTTCCTGCTGCAGTTTGATGGCCGCGAGCCGCTGCGTGCCCAGATTGCTCAGCTGCTGCTGCGTCCATCCCAGCCGGCGGAGATATGTCTCGATCGGGATGCCGGCAGCCACAGCTTTCTCGGACGCCTCCCACAGGAGCTTCTCGATGCGCAGGCGATACTCATCGCTCAGGGTCATCTCCTGGATCTGCTCGTCGTTGAAACCATTGAGCTTCATGGCCGTGACCAGCGGCATGCCGGCAGCCACTTGCGAGGTGATCAGCTCGGCCTTCTCGTTCGGGCTCATCGGGATCACCTCGCGCTCGGCAAAGGTGTGGGTGAGGTCACCGCTCTCGAATTCCCCAAGGTTGCTAAAGCCATCCAGCCCGTGCACGCCGGCGATCGTCAGCGCCATCTGGTTGGCACGGACCAGGGCTGGCTCGGCATTGCCCCGTGCTTCGATGACTTTATCGATTGCCGGCTGGAGCATCGTCCGCAGCGCCACTCCGGACAGATCGCCTTTCTCGGTCAACTCATAATAGAGGATCTCGGGGAGGTCGCGCGCCAGCTCCTGCATCTGGGCGTTCAGGATGGCCAGGGCATCGGCATAATTGAGGCTGGGGACCATCTGCTCGAGCTTTGACATCCCAGGCAGCAGAAACAGATCATCGTCTCCCAGCTTCAACGCGTCGCCTTTGGAGCTGTCGCTTCCCTCCCGGCCGGTAATCGTCGGAGGGGGGAGCGGTTTCCCACTGGGATCCATGGCGTTCGCGGAAACGGCATTGGTGGGTTTGTTGTACCTGAACAGGATCTGGTGCAGGCGCGTCGCCTGGCGGTTGGCTTCATCGATCTTGTCGAGCGCATGCACAAAACAACCGATGCCGCGCCTCTCGCCGATGTCCTGGAACTTGGCATGCACGATCGGGATAAAGTCAAAACCCAGATCTGTGAATAGCTTGATTTCCTTCGGCTCGCCCAACCGGTTGACCGGCGTCTCCAGGGCGCGGTTGTGCCTCCACAACCGATATCCCCCAAAGTTCTTGCTCCAGACCTCGGTATGCATCTCGTTTCCATCCGGCACATCGATGCGAATGAACATAACGAAGCCGCGCTCATCGAGCTCCAGGTCCGTGACATATTTCGGCTTGATCGGGTCCAAGTACACGCGGGTCACCTGGCTGGCTTCGGTCTTCTCGGTCACTTTGATGAACAGATCGCCGAAATTCGAGAGCCAGCGCGCGGCGACCTGCTTCTGCGAGGCCCAGTTTGACCATCCCCAGATCTTCTGGATCGGCTCCGCGATCCGCTTGTTCTCCGCGACGATCGGCAGCGCCCGCTCGAGCGGGCCGGGCCAGAGCTTCGAGACGTAGAACTCCACAGCGCGGTGAGCAGGATTGCGGAGCGGCTTCATGCCCGGCGTCCAGATGGCGTTATCGAATAAGGCCTGGCTGACCAGGTCGTACAGGCCGTTGTTGAGGTAATACTCCTCGAGCATCTCGTACCAGGCCGAGGGCAGGATGGCCTGCGCCTGCGCGAGAGATTTCATCAGCGCGACGCGCTGCCAGTAGGTTTGTGCGGTGTCACCGAAGACTGCTGCCATAAGTACATCCTTCCGTTATAAGCTACCGTGCTCGTTTGCGTTTTCGGCGGGGTTTGAATCCATGGTCGATGGCGCGCAGGAGCCGCGCCTGCTTCATGGCCTTGGTCTTGGTGGTGCGTTTCGCCAGGACACGCCGGCCGATCCGAACACGGAACTTACCGCCTTTGAGTTTGCGAATCTTGACGGGCATGCTTTCATCCTTTCAGGCCGAGGCGCAGTTTCCAACCTTCGGCGAGAAGATTTTCAAGGAA